TTAAGAATAAAAAAAAATAGGAGAGCAAAATGTATTGGACACCACAACGATTAAAAGAGTTAAAAGAGAAAGGATATAAACTTAAGTTTTATGTTTATGATCCTAAGTTAAAAGATCTTACCTTTGAAGAGATTGAGGAGTTAGAGAAAAAAGAATCTAAGGATTCCTAAACACAACAATCATTAAAGGTTTAATGTAACCTAATTTAAACGGATTATCTTTTGTGCCATCGTCATGACCAAAGTGAAATCCTCTTACAGGTTTTTTCAAAAACCTTATTTCACAATTAGGGTTTTTATAAATATAATCATGAAAATATTTTGTGTGAGTAGCTGCAGGCAATAAAAAAACGCCAGTAAAGTTTTTTGTATGGTAAGCCTTTTCTACAAACTTCGGTATCTTCATATCAAACAAAGGATGAATGTAAGCAATCTCACCTGACCAATCTTTATCTAAGCAGCTGTTCTCTTCGGTATAATATTTAGGCAACAAATGATTTTGATCAGACGCACAGCAATCTACTGTAAAATTAAATTCTTTTGTGAGATCTGACCAAATATCATCTGGTGTTCTAAGATACTTCATTCTTACTGCAGAAAAAGTAAGATTAGATTTTTTTGTTTTATCTATTGTTTTTGGTTTCATTAGAAAAAAATTACTTTTTTCTTGTATAAGGTTTTTGACTTCTTACCATCAAAGTAATAACCCTCTACATTTTTTTTACTCTTTCGCTTCGCCCCAACTTTTACCGATGGCAACATCAACTTTAAAAGGGACTTTAAGATTTTCGATAGCATTTTCCATTACCTCCTTAACACCTTTGATATCATTTTCTTCATTTATAGAAAAGCATAATTCATCATGAATTTGTAATAAGGGCATATAACCTGCTTTATAACAATTTATCATAGCTTGTTTGGTTTGATCTGCAGCTGATCCCTGGATTAATCTATTCAATGCCTTATAAGTGAAGGCCCTTCTAATGTTATTCCCGTAAATGGCCTTAGCCTCCTCATACTGCATTGCTTTATTCATTCCGAAGGTAGCAGGCTCCCACATATCAAATCTGCATTTACGACCCCTTATTGTTCGAATAAAACCATATTTAGAAGCAGAACCAGTAACTGCCTCAGCTAATTTTTTAACAAAAGGCACTCTTGAATGATATTTACTCAATAGATTATCAGCAGCATCTTTTGATATGCCAAGCTCTTTTGCTAACTTCGCCTTACCCATACCATAAAACAAACCAAGATTTATAGTTTTAGCATTTGTTCTACTAATACCTGCCATGTCTGCAACTATTTGGTGAAAATCTGCAGCCTCATTTTTGTAAGCTTCTATAAATTCATCAGCACCTGTAAAATTATTATCTACAGCTGCAGCATAGTGAGCAACTAATCTAGGCTCCTGTTGGCTATAATCAAAACTTCCCCATTGTCTTCCCTCTTCAGGCAAAAACAAACTTCTTATTTTATCACCATACTCCTTATTCCTTGCAGGAATCTGTTGAAGATTAGGATTAGAGTACGACAGTCTTCCAGAAACTGTGCCCCCTTGATCAGATCTTAGTTGATTTATTTCTGAATGTATTCTACCTTTGTGAACATATCTTTGAATGGAGTCTATGAATGTTGAATGGAATTTATTTATTTCTCTTGCTTGTCTTATTAGTTGCGCTATCGGGTTATTACAATTCACTAGCCAGTTTTGGGTAAAACTTGGCTCATCACTTTTTGGTGTTCGTGGGTAATCAACTCCAATCCTATCAAAAACTTGTGCTACTGATCTTGCTGCCCAAATATCTACGTCAAGCGTGGTCTGAGATTTTATGCTTGATAAAACCTCAGACTCTTTTTGTTTGAACTCTTTTTTTAACTTAGCTGCCTGGGCTTCGTCAACCCTTATTCCTCTCATTCTAGTGTCAATTAATATAGGTAATAGCTCCATCTCCATCTCCCATACATCATTTAAACTTTGCTTAGATATTTCTATTTTAAAATGCTGCCATAGTCTTAATGCTAATCCAGCATCTTGCTCTGCGTAAAATCCAACATAGCCTGCAGGCAGCTTCCACAGATCAGCTTTAGGATCAATACCCCACTCCTTTGCTTTTTCATTTAAAAAAGTTTCGTTTTTTATTTCACCAAGATAATCTTTAGCACATGCATTTAAACTGAAACTATATCTGTTCTCATTAATAAGAGCTGCAGCTATCATCGTGTCGACAATAGGACCATTAATCTGAAAGCCATTTACTTTGAGCCAACCAACATCATAACTTGCATTGTGAAAAATTTTCGTTGCTGGTGTTTTTAAAACTTCTTGCATCCAAGCGACTGTAATTCCTTCGTCCATGTTGCCTCCAGCATCATGATGTATAGGAAAATACCATTGTTGATCAAAAGCAGCTACTGCAAAACCTACAATGTGGCCATCAAATGTTGCCCAACCCGAACCTTTTGTTTTAATGTTAGGATCTTTTGTTTCTAAATCAATCGCTATTTCTTTAGCGTGTCTTAAATCTGGATACTCACTTGGACAAACCCAATCGGAGTCATTGTAAATAAAATTTAGTTGGTGAGTCATTTAGCGTTTGAAGTCAGCATGTGCCTTACAATTGTAGTATATGGATTTAGATCTATATCTTTTGCGCACCCTGTCAGGGTCATAACAATACCAATTATAAATATAAAACGAATCATACTTCATTTAATTTTTTTAAATATAAAATAAATTATTATTGAAGCTATGGCTATAGCTATTACTCCCATCATTAACATGCCAAAACCATAAGTTGGTGTCATTTTTTTGTATCCTTTATTTTTTTAATTTCTAAATCACAATAATGTTTTATTTTTTCTAAATCTTCAATACCATTTTTAAAACGATACCTACAAACGTATTTAATTACATTCCCTTGAAAGAACGATAATTCATTTTTAGAAATAAATTCGTAGGGTTGTATGTGAAAATGTTTATAATGAGATCCTCCAATTTGTTTGTCTTGTGGAAAAGCATCGTCAAACATATCTTTATCAGTCATCAAACACCACACATTCCTTCGCACTCTTGATTAAACAAATCTATTTGGTCATCACTTTTGAATTTTACTTCGTCTAGTGGCACGCAAGCTCTATGTACAAAGTTTTTTACTTTTGGATTATGCATTCTCATCTTTTTATCAAATTCTACAGCACTTGCAAATTCTTCTGGTCTATTCTTTTTCATATCAATCCAAAAATTATCATCATGAAAAGGGCAGCCAATACATGCAGATTTAACTGGTATCTTGTAACCTTTACCCTCATACCATTTTAAACAATCTTGTCTGGACATTTTCTTTTCTATCAAAGGCCATCTGTTTCTTTGCCACCAAAATCTTGAGGGTTTCATTCTCATAACTTCATCAGTTGATATTCCAACCCATACTTCAACATGTTTATCTTTGGGAAATCTTTGTCTAGGTTTTAAACCAAATATCTCTCTAATTTTTTTTGCAATCGGAGTTATTTTATATTCTCTTGTACATTGTCTACGACCCATGCCCTTTTTACCTTGTTCATTTAATGTGTAAAATGGTGCTGATGCAAATTGATTTCCACTTGGAGACAGAGCTTTTAAAATATCATCTTGAATATTCCCCTTTTTAACAATGTGTATAGGATAACTAATTACACTTTTTAAATATTCTAAGTGCTTTATTACAGGTGCAGGCTCCCAACCCGTATCAGCAAATACAGCTGCATCAGGTTTCTCACCAAACTCTCCTGCATCTGCCATCAAAGCCATAGTGGAGCTCTGTACACCAGCTCCTAAAGATAAAATTTTTAATGCAGGTTTATCTTGCATAATTAGCCTCGTAAGTTTTAAAATATTTACCTAATGGAAAGTTATATTGATGGTAAGTCCCCAACAGATGTAGAGTTTGTTTAGATCTAGTAGCCCCTGTGTACCAAACTCTAAGTTCTTTTACTTTTTCTTGTAAATTTTTTTTGTCAAAATGAGATGGAAAATTACATTTACTAGCTAAAACAACATTATCAGCTTCACCACCTTTTACTTGATGTATCGTATCTATTGTAATTTTTGGTGGTTGATTTAAGTCAACACCTTCTTTCATTAATTTTTCAAAATACATTTTATCTTTATCTTTAAATTTTCTCTTAAACACTTGGTTCCAAACTCCTTTTTCATCACGCATTCCACACCTTAAATGCAATTCATCAAATGTAAATACTTGATTAGGATGTGCAAAGCTCCATTTTTTACTATCCGCTGACCGGTAGCCGTGGTCTATGTTTAATAAATATTCGTACATGGTGCAGGCTTCTTCTCTAGAGATAGACCCACCTTCGCATATTTTTTCCCAATATTGGATTGCTAAGAATTGATTAGGGTCAAAAGATTTATTGCCTTTTACATCTTGATAATACAAAGATAAATTTCTAGCCTCCTGCTGTAGCTCCTTCTTAACATCATTTATTCTTGCAAGGACCATCCAATTACCTTCTAAATC